GTCAAGACTACCTTTGGATAGGTGACTACACCATCGAACACACCGGTGAAGATGAAAGCGAATTTGCTCCTGCCTACGGGGAGATGGAGATCACGATAGATCACACTAGAAGCCTGTCATCCTATGAGCATGGCTATGAAGTTATCCCTACCCGGTCAATGCTGATGCAACTAGAATTAGAAATTGAAAGAAATTATTAACTAAAACCAAACCAAAAATGGAAAGATCACCAAGTATTCAGAACCTCACACAAGGCCTAGCCAAGTTTCACGCTATGGTCGGGCGAATTTCGAAGGACGCAAAGAACCCGTTCTTCAAAAGTAACTACGCAAGCCTTCCGCACATCTTACAAGAGATTGCAGAACCAATGGAAAAAGCAGGGCTTGTGATATCGCAGTTTCCAAATGGAGACGGGCTTACTACCATGCTGATTCACGCAGATAGCGGTGAATTTATTTCAGCTACCTACACCCTTCAGATGGTGAGAAACAATGATCCACAGGCTCAGGCTTCTGCCATTTCTTATGCTAGGAGGTATGCCATATCCTCAGTTATGAATTTGCAAATTTCAGATGACGATGCGGAGGCAGCCATGCGACCGGTAAGGCAAGCACCTGCACCCGCACCTAGCAAGGTACCGCCAACAGATCAGCAGTTCGCAGGAATAGTTCAGTACTTGAACGGTACCCCTGAGCAGCAGAAGACAGCCAAGGAGGCACTAAAAAAATACACGTTAACCAAAGATCAAACAGAAATACTTGACGGGCTACTATGAATATTGTAAATGTACTTGTACCAAATGCGTACAAATTGAAAAAAAGAAAGGATGGTACTTTTATATCTGTAATTGTAGATGAAGAAATAGATCCCTTTAATGTAGAATTTATAGGCGGTGACTGTATCCAAATTGATACAAACGAAATGGCATACATTACCTTGTCAATAGATAACCTTTACCAGATTATTGATTTGATTGAAGCAGCAGAATACAAATACTCTAAACAAAGAAAAAAATGAACCTATACGAAATAACCAATGAGGCGCAGTATTTGGCTGCGCTTCTTGAAACTGAAGAACTCACACCCGAACTAGAAGCTGAACTGCTGATCAATCAGGAACAGCTACAGATCAAAGGCATCAACTATGCCAAGGTGATCAGCAACTACCAAGGGGAAGCTGACCAGATAGATGCTGAAATTAAGCGACTGAAGGCCATGAAAGAAAGCCGGGATAAGAAGGTCACATGGCTAACCGAAAGCCTCAAGAGGGCCATGCTAGTAAGCGGAATAGAGAAGATAGAATCACCCCTATTTAAGATCTCACTAAGAAGATCCGAGGCGGTCGAAGTTGATGTGGTAGAAGCGCTACCTAGTTCGTTTCAGAATGTTAAGACCGTAGTAACGGCAGACAAGATGGCTATCAAAGAAGCGATTAAAAAAGGTGAAACTGTATTTGGTGCGAGAATAGTAGAAAATTTTAACCTGCAAATAAAATGATCCCTTACCTATACCTAGGAAAATTCATAAAGAGACCTGGAGACCTAGCACCCAAGGGGGTGAAGTCTACCTGTCAAAATGAAAAGCTACCGTTCAATGAAACCTTTGAGAAAATATGGCAGCTTGTAAGCATGAAAGCCTAGTGCCTTTGGTACGGGAACTATACACCCAAGGCAATACGAAGCATCAGATAGCCGAGATCATGGGTGTACGGATAACTTCAGTTAATTACATACTATACCAGATCTTGGAAGTATCTACAAATAACCCTAGGGCAAACCTAGTAAACGAAATGCCGAGGGAACTAGTCAACCGGGTAATAACCCTGTCCTGTTGGGGGTACTCAAAGAAAGAAATAGCTGAAGATCTAGAAATCAAATTTAAGCTAGTAGCGGATCTGGTCAAAGAGGCTACAGATAAAAAATTAATTGAAAAATATTTGTGATAAAGTATTGCGTATTATTATTTATTTATTAGATTTGTCTATCAAATAACTCTAACCAAAAAAAATCATGACAATTTTAACAAACAGAACAGGCAGCAAGGCAGTAAAAATCAGCAAAGATGCTACAGGAAGATTCAGAGCGTTCTACGTTCAGTTCTTTCAAGGTATGGATCAGGTGCTATTAGCAAAAGACTTTTCAAATATCAAGAACGCAGAGAAGTGGGCTGCTAAAATCCTCAACTAAATCAATGCCCTTCGGGGCTTTACTTTCTACACTATGAAAAAAGCACTCCAGATTACAGGCAAAATCCTTTACACGATCCTAGCCCTGTCACCCATCTTTGCCCTTGGCTATATGCTAGGGATTAAATTATCCTAAACACCAAAACCAAAAATCAAATGGAAAATCTAACAATCAAAACCCTCAAGACAGTAGACATAGAAGATGACTTCACCCTGTCTACTTACTTCACTATTTGCAAATACACTTCGTACAAGCTGCTAGATGATAAGACTTGCCTAGCGGTGACCTACTACCCTAACAGCCTAAAAAATATTTTTGCCTTAGAGTTATTCCCAAACATTCGGGTAGAAAATATTCGATACGTTCAGTACTTGGTAAAGCTAGATAACTTTGAGCAGATCACAGAAGAAGAATTTGTAACTAATTTAAACGAGTGCAAAAAATTTATCTCAGCCCTATGAAATCGCTAGACTCTCAAACCGCTTTGATCAAGGGATGGCTGCTAAATGGTAGATCCATTACTCAGCTAGACGCCTTGAATATGTTTGGCTGTTTTAGGCTTGCTGCTAGGATTGCTAACATCCGGGAAGAAGGCCTAGACATAGTTACGGACATGATCACCGTAAACGATAAGAGAATCGCTCAATACTACCTACAAAAATGAGAGGCAGGAATCTAACAGAATACGACAAAGATCGGATCTTTGAACTTTGGCAGGACAGGATGCCTTTAAAGGCAATAGCCATAGAACTAGGTAGATCCTATGCCTGCATTTATTTTCATCTAAAAAGAAGAAATCTAGTAGGATGATTGAAAAAAGTTTTATATTTGAGTATCGAATTATTCCTGTGTGGAAGCAAGAATAATTCCAGAGGTTAACTTTAACCTAAGCCCGGCAGCCTTCCACCTGTTGGGTTTTTTTATTTTCAAAAATGAGCGGATGGATAAAATTACACAGGCAGCTAGCAGATCATTGGATATGGTCAAAGCCTGAATACCTTAAATGGTGGCTAGATATTTTGATGTCGGCAAACATAGAACCAAAAAGGGTTTTGATCAAGGGGCAGCTACTAGAAGTCAGCAGGGGTGAGGTAATTTACTCTTATGAAACTTGGGCAAATAGGTGGAAAATTAACAAATCTAAGGTTTTAAGGTTTTTAAAAATGCTCGAGAAGGATTCAATGATTGTTCTAAAAAGCGAAACGGTAACAACACGGCTAACTATCTGTAAATATGACACTTACCAAGGTGAGCGAAACGATAGTGAAACGCAAGTGAAACGCATCTGGAACGCAAGTGAAACGCAAGTGAAACCAACTAAAGAAGTAAAAGAATTAAAGAATGAAATAATCTTAAATAGATATATTATAGACGAAGAGTTTTTTAAAGAATTACCAATGCAAGTTCCTTTTGCTAATCAGCTAAAAAGCCTCCACAATATTTCAGATTCTGATCTAGCTAAATTTATTCAGGAATACCTAGCAGTAAATGAAGGAAAAGAATTCAAAGCGATTCAAGATTTAAAAAGGGATTTTAACTATTTTGTTAAAAATTCAATTAACTTTCAAAGCAAATTAAATTCAAAGCCTACCTACAGGCCAAAAGAAGAAAAGCCTAAAAGCAAAAACATATTTGCGGATATGTACCAAGAACTACTAAGAGAAGAAGAACTAAAAAAACAATCTAACCTATGAAAGGAATAATTTTAAAGCACCTGCAAAAAATGGAATTTGTCTGCGGCCTAAAGCAATTTAAAGAGTACAGCCAAGAAGATGGGGTCGAATTATTGAACTGCCTTAACAAGCTATTTACTAGCTACGGATGGATGAACGAAAGCCGGGTCGATTACATCCTTCACGCAGGGATGCGAGGGCAGTACGGGGACTTTTACCATGTGAACGAAAAGAATGTAAGCGGATGGATCAACCAATACTACGCACACCACCAGAGCCAAATAGTACAGGAAGTACAGGCCATGAATCGGCAGCATAAAGAGCCTACGGAGGAGGAGATAGCCGAATGGATAGAAATCGGAAAGCAGATATTTCGGGATAACTACGAACGTGCAAAGGAGACAGGCTATTGCTTAGACCTAGCTGAATGGGGAGGGAATTGGTTTAGCAAGTTTCAAGAGAAAGGAATCCTAAAGCCTTGGGAGTATCCGGTTGAAGACATCGAAAAGGATGTCCGCAGGGAGTTAAGGATCAGCACTAGGTACATCGATGAAATCACCGTAGGGGCAAAGTCAAAGAATAAGATCTGGAAGCTTTTTATTCTGGAATCAATTAAGGAAAATAGAAACCTAGATAAATTGATATGAGACATGGATCACTATTTAGCGGAATAGGAGGCTTTGACTTAGCCTCGGAATGGATGGGATGGGAAAACGTATTTCATTGCGAATGGAATCCCTTCGGACAAAAAATACTTAATTATTATTGGCCTAATGCAATCACTTATCATGACATCACAAAGACAGATTTTACTATTCACAGAGGAAGAATTGACATCATTACAGGTGGATTCCCCTGTCAACCCTATTCATCCGCAGGAAAGAGACTCGGCAAGGAGGATGAGAGACACCTCTGGCCGGAGATGCTTAGAGCAATTCGAGAGATTCAGCCGACCTGGGTTGTGGGCGAAAACGTTCGCGGGCTTACTAATTGGAACAACGGGCTGGTATTCGATGAAGTGCAGGCTGAACTGGAAGCTCAAGGCTACGAAGTCACACCGTTTTTACTTCCAGCTTGTGCCGTCAACGCTCCCCATAGAAGAGACAGAATTTGGTTTATTGCCTACTCCCCTGGCGCAAGCAAGAGAGCAAACGAACTTCGATGCTTACGATCAGAGAATGGAGAGATTGATAGAGAAGGGTCACAAACCATTTACGATGCCATTAGATCAAATGGCATTGAGGGGACTACTTCCAACTCCGAATTCAAGGGATTACAAGGATGCACAGACACCGGAAAAGTATCAAGAAAGAAAGAAACTTTGGGCGGAGAAGGGGATAAATTTACAGTTGAGTTTGCCTCAATTAATCAAGAATCAAATGATACCAACCCCAACTGCATCGGACAGATTCGGGAGTGGGAGCAAGGAGGCATTGATAAACAGAGGAAGGGGAGAAAAAAACGATTTAGGAAGTTGGGCAACAATGAATTCGGCAGATGGGAAAAATTCCCATCTTGCGCCCCAATTTGTGATGGAGATGATGGGCTTTCCGACAGATTGGACTCTATTACCTTTTCTAAATGGAGAAACGAATCAATTAAAGCAGGAGGAAACGCAATAGTTCCACAGGTAGTGCATCAAATCTTTAAAGCTATTCAACAATATAACGAACTAGATAAACAGCTAACAATATGAAAAAGCTAATCGAAAATCTAACACCTAAAAAGCAAGATCTATTCAGCATCCAGACAACGCTGCTGACTTGCTTTGCCCTGATCACATTTGACTTTGACTGTGGCCTGTGGTTCATTTTTATTGTAGCCGGGGTTACGATAGCAATGGATTTTGTTTATAAGGCCTGCAAATGATTCAATTTAAACTAAATCAAAAGCCATTATCAGTTAATCTGGCATGGCAAGGCAAAAGATTCAAGACGCCTGTCTACAAAAAGTATGAAAAAGAGATTTTACTAAGGATGCCTGCGGGAAAAGTTGATGAAGATCAGATGCTGCGAATTGAATTTTTCTTTGGTTTCAGCAATTCGGCTAGTGATTTAGATAACCCTATAAAGTTACTTTTAGATCTAGCGCAAAAAAAGTACGGCTTTAATGATAAAATGGTCTTTGAATTGAATGTGAGAAAGTGCATTGTAAAAAAAGGTGAAGATTTTATTCAAATGGGGATTTTTAAGATGCTACCTTTTTAGACAAAATTCACCTATAAAAATAGGATATTAATTTTAATCCTATATTTGAATAAATAACAAACTAAATGAGCGTACAAGAAGGACTACTAATCAGGAAATCAAGAAAGAAAAGCGGATACACGCAGTTGCAACTATGCGCAAAGCTAGGCATCAGCCATGCGCCAATCAATCAGGTGGAGAATGGATGGGAATCTATAAGCCTTTTTAATCTTAGAATGATCTGTGAGGCTATAGGATTAGAAGTAATTATCAAAGAAAGGAATGGCTAGAGGGTTT